GACGCATGACACAAACGGTAGACCTCTTAGTTGACCGGCGCGGTTTGGTTCGTAAATGTGAACAACCGAGTCAGACCCAATAGAACGGACATCGGTCAGGTTGCCCTGAGTCTTCTCGTTACCGATAAAGTAAGCGATTGCGCGACCAGTTCGCGGGTCAAAGCGGATACCGTCAAAGATGGCAAGGTCTGATTCCATCCCTACCGGAGTTGCAATTGACTGAGCTTCCAGCAACTGCAAGCGCGGCTTACCGCTCTCACCTTTGGTTAGGAGAATGAAGCTTTCGCCATCAAAGAACCAACCGCGAGCGGCTTGGGACATCAGTGTGCCAAACGACTGGCGAGAGCTAATGTCGGGATAACGAGACCAGATATCCCACCACTTCTTGGCTTTAAGATTCCAAGCCGGATCACTTGAAGCCGGTTGAACTGAGAAATTAGAACCGACAGTGTAAGACTCAAACAAGTCTCCTAATCTGTTCATTATCGCGTTGTTCTGTTCAAAGAACCGCGATTTGCGAACAATGGCTTGACGGGTCGAACTGGTTACGTCGAAACGGGCCGAAGTGTAAGACGTATCGAGATACGAACGACGCAGAGACTGACCGGCTCCTTCGTACTTGTTAACGGGAGAAGGAAACAGCTTGTTAGCTATGGTTTGCAGGATTCCCATTAGCTCATTCGAGTTGTGGGTTCACGCCTAAATTGCGTGAAATCACCGTAATACCGAGTGGTTGCAACAAGAACACTGCCAAGCATCTTGTTGTAAATCTGGAGATCCGATGGACTAGTGATGCCGTCTCCATTCAAAAGAACCACAGCGTAATCGTAATCGCTGAGCAGTGATTCCCACATTTCAAGCATCTCACCAGCGGATGCGGAACCTTTTCCGGGTTCAGCGAACTCAACCGAAACGTCAGAACTGGAAGTGCTGCGGACTAGCTGACCAGACTCCAGAGTGTTAGCTGCAACAGTAAGCTTTGCAGTTAACGCTTGCAGCAAAGTCAAAGCACCAAGACTTGCGTATGTAGTACGCAAATATGAACGCTTAGTTGCTACGGTGTAAGTCACCACTGACGGGGACTATTCACACAGCGGTCTCAGTGTCAAGCGGTAGCAGTTTCCGCTGTGCTGGATCTCAAGTCATTCCAGAGCATTACCATTGCAAGCTGCATGATCTCGCAATCGTGCAAATGATCCGGCCAACGAGTATTCCGCTTAAACCACAAGTGTTTGATTCGACCGGAGCGGTTAGCTGTCGGCTTCAGGAGATGGCTGTCCAAGTGCTTCCAGTATGTATCAGAATCAGCCGCAAATGCTCCCTCAGCCTCAAGCGGTGCTGGTAAGCTGCAAACGGTCCATTGATTGGTTTCCGATCCTTTACGGAGCCGTTGGAGAACGTCCCGCATATGCTCGGTGTCAAAGACCAGCAGCGGCTGGACAACATCCGTTCGCATTGAAGTTGAGGTTGTGATTCCAAACGGATAGATTGATCCGGTCTTGCTGGTGAACCGCGCACCAGTCTCTCGACCTTTCATCGGGAGCCATCCGATCAACATTGGTTTCCGAAGACCTCCCTCCGGTGGGTAGCGCAAGCCGCAGGGATAAGTTATCGGAGAGTTGCTGAGTTGGGAAAACTCCGCGCAAGCATCGTACACCGCTTGCGTGTTGTAACCGGAGTCAATCCCGACATCCATGTCATGGACTTTGTAATGTAGCTGGATGCGTCGCAAAGCGGCGAAATCATCAGCATGACCAGCCGCAACTAGTCTTGAGTTTCCGCCAGACCATTCTCGGCAGACCCACCAGAGAAACGGAGCCGCAGCTTGTACGTCAGCGGTCAGGTAGCGTCTGGCTTCTGGCATCTCGGCATCGGAGACAACTTCGACGCGCTCTTGTTGGGTCTCTTGGTTTTCCCACGGTTCAGCGAGCATACCGTTGATGAATCCTTGAAGACCCATCATTGAGCTTTTGGCTTCCAAGAATGCGACCGCGAGATTTCCCCAAGTACACTTTCGATCCGGTGAGTAGAGAGACGATAGATGGTAAGAGCGGACGCTTGGGAGGCTCGCTTTGTTCTCAGCGATCCAGCGACCGTGACGCAGCGCGGCAACCTTTTGAGAGTCCGTAATCTTTCCCTGACAAAGCTGGCAAACGTAGTGAGCGGAAGTCCGTATCTGCTGCCAATCAGGTCTCCCTTCTTCTGTCTTGGCGTTGTCCCAAGTGACTTGGCGCCACTCCAGCTTGATCGGCTCTTTGCAGTGCGGACACGGGATGTAGAAGCGTCGCTGGTCTCCTCTTAAATACCGCTGCCAGATTCGTCCCTCGGAGGTCGTCGGAGTGCTGGTGAAGAACGCTTTGCTGCTGGAGAAAGCTTTCAGTCGCTGCTCGGCAAGATCCAGAGCGTCGGCTTCTTTGGCGGTTGCTTCGGCAAACTTGTCCACTTCATCCCCAACCAGAATGCGGACGGGTCGAGACGCTAGATTTGCCGGTGAGTTGGAGCCGACAAAGGTCAAAGTGCATCGGTCAAACTGCTGCTCAAGATTGGTAATCTGGTCTTTGTCTGTTGGGAACCGCGCAACCATTGCCGGTGAGTCTTCCAGCATTGGAAGCCAGCGGGATTTGCTGAAGCTGCGAGCGAGATTCTCACTCGGCATCAGCCACAGCGCGGGACTCGGTTCAACGTCGATGGACCAAGCCAGACCAGCCATCAGAGTTGTGGTCTTGCTGGTTTGGCTTCCCCAACAGAGCGTTACCTCAGAGACCGCTGGATCTTTCCAACACTCAAGCGGCTCTCGGCAATAAGGTCTTACTGCCGTGGAGAATGGTCCGGGATGTTCAGTCTGACGCTGACTCAACGAAAGATTGGCTTCAGACCACTCGACCACAGACTGCCGTGGAGTTGGTCGCCAGAGTTGCCGTCTGAATTCCAAGATTTCACGCTCTAAGTCCGTCATCAGTAAAGCTCCTCAGGAATCTGGCCGCTCTTGATCTGGTAGTGAGCGGCTCCAGTCATATCAATCAACGCCACTCTCTCAGTGCGTCCGTTAATCGTTTTGTCAATGGCTTGATGGTTAGCCGCCCACGATGCATTGCGGCTGAAGATTTCAACCATTAACACCGAGTCGTCGCTGTGAAGGTGCAGGATTCCAAAGAACGGAAGCTTGGTATGCTTGGAAACCTCAAGAGCCGCTTGAAGCTTTGACCATGAAATCATCCAGCGGTTGCCGTAGGTAGTCTGTAGCTTGGTGAGACCGTAATTCCGAGTTTTGACCTCATAGCTTCCGACAATTACGCCTTTGGCTGGATCATGGATGAAACCATCAATGCGGGATGGCTCATCGTTAGAGATTCCCAAGAACTCAAAGCCGGTTTGACGCTCGATAGCTTTGAGTGCGATCCGGTTCTGGCGGAGTGCTTCAAGACCGGCTGGCTTCTGGCAGTTTAAGATTTCATTCATTCGATTTCCAAGCTCATTTGGTTTTCGTTGTACCTTAAGCCAGACAGCCAATCCAAAACTGCTGGAAATTTTGATGGGTCTGATGGGTCTCGAAACCAGCCAGTCCCGTCAACAGACTCAACACCTAAGTCTTGGCAATACCACAGTTTTGAGACGCTGTTAACTCTTCCAACGTGTACTCGCTTAAAGTTACGAGTCCATGTTGAGACAGTAGTCCATTTCCATGCTGTTGACCCACCGACAAATACAACATCAGCATCTAATGGAACATCGTCTGGAGTCATTCCATCCTGAACAGCAAATGCTAACGACCAATTGTATGATTTAAGATAATCGCTGTATCGCTTCCAGTTTTCCAATGTCTTTTGCTTGTTCGCTACAACGTCAGGAACAATTGCCCATTTTGGCTTTTGAGCGTTAAGCTTTGCCCAATTCAACATTGCTATCCATTCAGATTCGCTCCACTCGGTTTCTTTTGACCAAGCAGAGAATGCGTCGTTATCCAATGCGTAATGAATCCACGGCCTAAGCTTTGATTTGCTTCTAGCAGACGGACCAATGAGCCATCCAATCCTGTTTGGAAATCTTCCTGCTAGATAGTGAACCTCTGCACTACTGTTGTTTGATGGCATTAAGATCATATCAATTTTGATCCATGCAGTTTTACGCAAGCTGGACAAGTTCCGCAGGGTTTCAATCCACCATTGTAACAGGTCCAGATGCTTGAGCCATCAATGCCCATTTCTCGCGCAATTGCTGCGATTTCCCATTTTCGTTTGTCTAAATATGGAGCGCAAATCTCAACGGTGTAACCGGATTTGTTGACTGTCTTTTGCATTGCTCGAATGAATCCACGCCGACAATCTGGAAACTGCTCTTCATCGTCTTTGTTGCATCCAATCGTCACAGCATCAGATTTAGACACACAAGCGAAGTTGACAGCAACGCTTAGGAATATGGCGTTGCGATTTGGGACAATCCACGATTGCTCGGTCAAACCACCAAGCGGAGGCAATTCAACAAGTGTAAATAGGACTCCTGCTTTTTGGGCGTGATGCTTGGCGCACAGAAGCTCTTGCTGATGGCGTTGTTTGTAATCGAACATCAACGCATGGAGTGCGTGACCCTGATTCAATAGGTCATACATCATTGTCACGCTGTCGAGTCCGCCAGACAAAAGGTGTATGATTTTCTTATTCATAAACGGATTTTTCATTGGTTGTTAGACTGATACTTTCAAGATTTCCACGGGTCAGTTTGATGCAGAGTTTTGAGACATACTTCTTGAACCCAACGGTCCAACTCGCGCTCGGCGTGTTCTGGATCGTGCGGTGCAATGCGTCCAGCCAACTGCTTTGGCATTGATTTGAGAAGACTGGCGACCGCCCCATCATGGTCTTGCATCACCTTCTTGACCCAAGAGCCAGAGACCAGAGTGCGCTCCTTCTCGGATAATGAAATGACATCCTCCCGTGCGCTTATAAGGTTTTTGGCAGCGGTAGCGTGAACCGTAACCATTCTACCGGCATCAAGAGAGCGAGCAGCTAAAGCTTCGGACGCTAGATTGTAAGCGGCTCGCTCAATCTGCTTCTGCCGCTCATACGCTCCCTGCGGGGAGTCTTCAGTTGCTAATGCAGCATTGATAGCAATCGCCGTTTCCGGTGGTCTGTAGGGTCCGCTGGACACTTCTGGTGCGCTTTGCTGCTGTTGTATTGCAGCCAGCCGTTGAGCGTCGCTCGGCCTACCGCCGATACCTTTGCGTGAACCTCTCCAAGCGTCAGCTTCTTCCGGTGAGGTCAACGGCATTCCATTAGCCACAAGCTGCGACACTCGACCTTTGCTTAGACCGCTGTGCTTACAGTATTCGGTTTGATTCATTGCAGCATGATCGGCAGTTCAGCCGGCTTCATCTTCAAGAGTTCCTGAAGACCTTTCTTGATCGTGTTGTACGTCGGTTGCTTCGGGTCTGGCTGATAGAAAGCGGCAACTTGATCGACACTGAAACTCCCGCTTTTTATGCGGCTTAAATGCCACTTAAGCGTTGAGTGTCCGATATTGAGAAGTAGGTAGTCGGTAGCTAGTGACATATGTTTGTATTACAATAGCGAGTTCGCTCGCGCTAGATCATCGGTCCCGCGCGATCACC